GTCGCAATTAACCCACTCGTCGATCACATATGCAATCCGTAGCATATGCTCTAGATCACCTATGCTCTGCAAAACCTATGCTCGATGAAAACCTATTCATCATGATGAATCCCTGTGACAAATGTCACAGGGACTTTTTGCATTTTGGGGCCGGTCATCTGCTAGGGTCGTGGCGTACATTGAAAACTGAAGATTGAGCGAGAGCCTCTGCGATAGCCTTGCCTAAATTCGGCCTAATTTCGGGCCGTATTTTCACACAAATTGAAAGAGGAAAAAATGGACATTGCAAATATTCAGGCTCGGTTGGACAGTCTTTACGAAGAACTGTTCGACGTCATCATGTTGGACGAATGGACTGCATTCGACCATGACGACCAAATTGCGCTGCGAGAAGCGATGAACACTGGGTACTCAGTGTTCGGGATCGTTTTCCGTCAGGCATTCGATTCGGCCGTTTGGGCCGGATGGAAGAACGGCAAAGTTCTCCCGAGTGTGGAGAGCCTGCGAGCGCAGCGTAAGAACGACGAAGATGCGCCAAAAGTTGCGCCCACAAAGGCGGAGATTTTGGCAAAGGCTAAGAACCGGCGCTAGGTAGTCCCTAGGCTCCCGCTCAATCTTCACCCACAATTTGCCCGGCGGCCAATCGGTCGTCGGGCATTTTGCGTTGACTGGGGGTACCCAGGGTCGCAATTTACCTACTCGTCGATGGGGTGAAAATAGCGTTTCTAATTTGCCAGCGATTTATACACTCTTAGTGTATACGTTTCGTTTCCTGACTCAATACATTCTCGATTTTCATTTTGAAGGCTTAGGAAGCTAACCTATCGAACGGATGTTCCCTTTATGGGCGGCTACCTGGGCTTACCTACAGGAATGGCAAAGAGCTTCCGCACAGGGTCAGATAAGAAACGACGAAGTCGTTTCCTGACCCTTAATCGTGAGTTTAACGTGAGTTTGGTATGAGTTTACCGTGACTTTGGTGTGAGTTTGCCGTGAGTTCGTGAGTTCGTGAGTTTGACCCTCCAAACTCACGATCACATAACCCCTGGTCACAGCCCTAAACTCACTGTTGCACCCGCAAGGGCCGGGCGAGCAATACGTATTTGAATAACACAATAGTCACCGAAAGTTCTATTGTTCTAAGCTGCCTGTGGATAACTCTATACACTGGAGGCTAGGGAGAAGTTGCTTGACTTGACTGACTGAGTGTGGTACAATCCTCCTAGCCGCTACAGACAATCGAAAGGTTTACAGTGAGCACACGCATTACTATCCTCAAACACATGAGCCGTAAAGATGGCCCTGTAACTAAGGCCGATCTAATAGACCTTACAGATAAGGCTGAAGGTACAGTTAGAAACGCTCTAGCTCAATTGACTAGCAATGGCTGGGCAGTAGAGAATAACAGTGAGTATCGTATCACGCCGGCTGGATTGGAAGCGTTAGAGAGTAAGGCGGCTTTCAGATTTAGGGACGCTCCAAAGATCAAGCCACGAGAAGCTATCATTGACCAGATATTCGATTGGGATTCTATTCAAACCAGCAATGCCTGTAGGGGAGTATTGGATTCTAAGGTAGAAGATGCGCCGTGGATTGATTTGCTTGCACCCATCGTGATTGTCTACCTCAAAGCTAAGGGCATTGAATTCCCTGCAATCACACTCGCCGTCGCCGAAAATAGCAATGATGAAACGCTCGAAATGATCTACAACGATTTCATCGACAAGCTTATGGACAACATCGCATGACAAACGAAGAACTACATTGGCTAGCTGGATTGGCAGAAGGTGAAGGCTGCTTCACTACAAATCATGGTGGTAAGGAACTACGCTTCCAGATTAAAATGTCGGACCTGGATATTATAGAAAAGGTTCAACGCATAATTGGAACTGGCTCGATCTACAAAATAGCAAAGGTTCGTGACAACAAACAATGCTGGACGTATGATTTGTCAGGTACTGCAAAGGCTACTTACTTAATGATGAAGCTGTACCCTTTAATGGGCTTGCGCCGGCAATTACGTATTAGGGAATTACTGCCCGAACACGCGTTCGCCTGTGCCGGAAGTCACACAGAAACCCCTTGACCATAACGGCGTTATCGTGCGATAATCGTGGTGGCACCCGTCTACCCTTGCACAAATCCGGTGCCCTAATTGAGAAAGAAATTAGAGAGAATGAATAAGAACCCGGAAATATTGCTCCCTGATGGCGAGCCTGTTCACTGCTATTTCATGCAGCGTGCCGATGCGCCTATCTTCTGGGAGCGTTGCGAGAACAATGCAACCTACTTGATGGACCGCATGGATGTTCTGGCATTTGACGAGTGGAAGTCCGAGCATCCTCGGGCCATCATTGGTCTGTATCCTGCCAGCGGCAATGGCTGCGTCTACTTGTGCGACAAGCACGAAGAGATTGTCTTGGAGGTGTTGTGATGACTAACATCATCTTCGATGACCTGGAAATTGACCACAGTGACAAGCTCACTGATCCTGCCGCTTTTTGCAAGCGGGTCTACGCAAAGGCTGAAGAGCTTCGTACTATCCTCCGCACTAACACCTCGGTAAGTGACTACATTGCTCGTCTCCCCAAAGAGACGGCTGATTTCACTGAGTTTGCTGTCCACGAAGATGCCATCTATGAATTGGCTCAGACAATGCCACTCGTCTCACTGCCTGATTTGGTGAAGCGGATTCAGAAGCTGGCAAGAGACGTCGAGAATCTGATCGACTATCGTGCGACACAAGACCTGGCTAACAACCACGGGCATTTGGACAAGCAGACTACGCACGAACAGTACAACCGTTTGCGTGAAATCTTCAACCAGTATGTTCACGCCATGAAGGTGCTCGGTAAGTTCGAGGCACAGCCGCTTCCCAATATGCCGGGCAACTACGGGAAGCCGGTTGGTCTCCCTCGTTACGTGTTCCTATTGGACGGCGAAACTGAGTGGATGAGAAACCCAGTTGCGGTCGCCAAAAAGCTGGGTATTACCCAGACGAATCTGATGGACGTTGTGGATTACGTCAAGTCCAACCCAAACTGCGGTTGCAAGGTTGAGGAGCTTTCAAAGTGAAGATTTGCCTCATCTGCGGCTACGTCCCAAACTGCCCCTGTAGGTACTGCGAAGAGTTGATCCCGTTCGATCAGCACATTTGCCAGCCCGAACTTCCGTTCACTGAAGAGATCGAATACAATGGAGAAGAAGTCTGATGGAACTAACAGACCTACATTGGGTGGCTGGATTCCTCGAAGGTGAGGGTGCATTCAAGCTAGCCAAAGTTGGAAACAAGACATACATTCGTATCTCTGCTGCATCTACTGACGAGGATGTTATCGAGAGATTGGATGGCTTGACTATCCACGGCACAATGCATGGCCCTTATCAGTACAAGAGCAACAATCTGGAATACTGGACCTGGGAAATTGCCAAGCAAAAGCACGTTGCAGCATTGCTCATGACAATCTATCCGATCATGTCAGAGCGTCGTCAGAACAAAATCTCCGAACTACTCACTCACTGGAAAGCAAGCTAATGGAACTGTCATTCAATCCGGACAATGAACCTGAGAAGCAGCCCGAGTTTTTTAACTTGGATGATGAGATTCGCAAACTGGTGGAGTCAACTGAGCTTCACAAAGAGGAAGTCATCAAGGTCGAGACTGACTACCAGACAAAGCACAACGAAATCATCGCCAAGATTGAGGCTCTAAGACAGCGCCTAGTTGAGAACAACACAACGAAGTACAAGATTCTCGACAAGGCTCGTAGCAAGTACGACGAGGATATGGCTCGCCTAGCTGCACTGCGTAGACAGAAGCTCGAAGAAGAGAAGAACAAAGTCTTTGAAGAGACCATCGCTCTCATCAAGGAAATCTGTGAGGACTTTGCCGCTTGGCATCAGGCCCGTGAATACCAGGTGGAAGATATCGTGCGTATCGTCCACCAGTATCTCATCGGTTCATCCGGCGTGATGAATGCGAACGAGATGGCTCTCGGTAAGACGTTCGAGAGTTTGGTCGCATTGTACATCATCACTAAGCTGTTTGAGCGCAAGCACAATCGGAAGCCAACTATGCTCTGGTTGACTAAGCTCTCAATTCTCACAACTGGTGGCACAAAGAATGAGGCAACTCGGTGGAATCCTGAGCTGCGTATGTTCCCGCTAAAGGGTGCCGATCACAAGGCTGCCAAAGAGATGGTCTTGAAGTTCGCACGTACTGGTGGTACCTGTGTTCTCACCAACTACGAGACAATCAAGACCACGCCAGAAGCCCAGAAGATTCACTGGGATATCGTCATCATGGATGAGGTCCACAAACTGAAGGGCGGAGCTAATTCCGGTGGACCTACAGCAATTTGGGAGGCGGTTAAGAACCTCTCAATGGGCTTCACAATGATGCTCACCGGCACGCCGATGGTCAATAAGGTGGAGGAAATCTGGTCCTACCTTCATATCTTCGATGCCGATGCTTTCCCGGATGCAAAGCGTTTCGCTCGACAGTTCTCCGCATTTCGTGACCTGAGTGGGAATCTTCAATTCTCCCTACAGTCCGAGCGGATGTTGAAGGACATTCTGCGTGGCCGTTTGATCCGTAGGACAGCGACAGAAGTTGGGCTGCAACTTCCTCCCGTCAACTACCAGGACGTCGTTCTGCCTCACAACTTGCAGCAGGGTGAGTTGTACCAGAAGATGCGGACAGAGTTCTTCATCTGGTTGGACAAGCAAGAGAAGGCACTATCTGCCACGTCTCTCCTTGCACAATTGACTCGGCTTCGTCAGATCAACGTTCTCCCCGTTGCAACATTCAAGATCAAGGATGCCGATGGGTTTGTGGTTGACACAATCAAGCTCGATGTTCGTGACTCGTCAAAGCTCGATGAGGCCGTCGATATCATCATGCAAACTGGCGATCAGGTCATTGTGTTCAGCAATTTCCTCGAACCGATGGAAGAACTTGCTCTCCGCCTACAGGTGGAGGGTCTCCGCCCAGAGATTATCTCCAGCAAGTACGCCAAGGAAATGGCGACTTATGAGACGGACTTCCAGCAGAAGAAGATTGACGTGCTGATGATTACCCTCGGAATGGGTGAGGGATTGAACTTGCACAAGGACACTGCTAAGTGGCCCGGTGGTGCTCGTGCAGTTATCATGCTGGATCAGTGGTGGAATGACGCTCGTAACCGTCAGGCAATTGCCCGTGCGGTTCGTCCGGGTGAGAATGCCGGCGAGCCAGTGTTCGTCTACAATCTGATGTGCGACGGTTCTGTCGACTTCTTCATCCGTGCGTTGTGTGATGACAAGAACGCTCAGCTTGACTCATTGACTGAATCGTCTGAGCTTCGTCCGTCCGCTGACTGGAAGAACTACCTGAAGGACTTGTTGTGAGAGTTATCTTCGTCCGAGACCTACCATCCAGTGATATGTGCCAGCAGAAACTATGGAAGGCAGATGATGGCAACTACTATGTCTCTAGTATCGCTCGCTTGCCAGACATTCTATACGGCACAAATGAGTACGAGACAATGGTGTTCGCATCCGATCTACACGGTGTTATCACCAGTTACACGGACCTTGGTTGTGTTAAGTTTGCCGACCACGAATGGGCCTTACGAGCAGCGGAGTTAGATTGGGATATCATCGACGTCGAATCAATCGTCATTTCTGGCGAACTAGGAAAGGGAGAGTAATGGCTAGCTATTGTAAGTGCGGCTTAGTTGCGGAGGTTCGAGTCTACAGCTTGCATCGAATCCGCAATATGTGCAGTCGCTGTTTCCGTCAATGGCGGAAGTACCAGGATTACGAGGAAGTGTTGTGAGTCACTTCAGCAACGTCAAAGTCCTGACAGATTTAGCCACCGGCTATGATATGCAGGCAATCGTAGACATGATTGAGGACAGCGATGCGGAGGAACTGGCTGACGACATTGCGTACGTCATCATCACACTGTTCGCAGACCTATCAGAATTCGAGAAGAAGAAAGTCTGCAACCTGCTTCTCACGGAAATATCCAACCACGACTTTAAGGCGATTACCTATGGCCAAGACAACAGCGGAGATATTAGCGGAGACGAAAGCCCTCCTATCTAATTTCAAGCCAGGAGCAGTCAAGCGGGCAGCCGCTGAGTACAATGGCGAGGAATACCGTCGAAACGATATCCGCTACCCTTGGACGACCAAACACTTCCTCGTTCTGGCCCCTGTAGGTTATGAGTGGAAGCGTGTGACTGTTGACGTGTACGAAGGAGAGGTATATACTGATGACCTCAAATTCGCCACTATTGTACTACACGGCCACCCTGTAGGTAAGATGTGTTTTGCGCCTGATAAGTGTCATGTGTCTACATACAAGCCTATTGGCAACGAGAGTGAAGTGTTCTTACGACACTGGAAGGAGAAGTGGGGATGATCCCGAACATGGACATACTTGACTGCGGCTGTTCAGTACGGTATGGTATTTCCAACGGAGTAAAGGCTATCCTGATTACGCCATGTGATCTGGATTGCCCGAACTACGCATCCATAAGAGAGACAGCATCAGAGGTAGTCAATGACAAAGGACGAGGATCGGATCAAGGATTGGAGGTCAACTGGCCGACGGAAAGCTAGGAGGGAACTTTACGCCAACTATGTACCATATCGGTGTGTTGGCTACCTACTACCTGGCGGTAGTCGCTATAACTGTGGCAAAACAACGAAGGAACCTCCCAAGGATGCTCCTGCTTGGTTTAGCGAAATTTGGCCGGATGATCTCCGGGTGCTAGATGTGCAGCTTGAAGCAGACCATGAGAGTAAGGACTACAGAAACAACGAGCTAGACTACATCAACTGGAAATGCAAGTCCTGTCACAGACTGGACGACAATCAGACAGACAAGGGAGTGGCGCAGAAAACGATGCGCTACTTCTAAACTGGGTAGTGATCCTATCGAGTTATCCACAGGCCAGGCCCTATGAAAAAAGGCTTGACGGGATAGGCGCCGAGGGTGTACAATAGGACCACTGGCCGGGAACCGCAACGATCCCATTACACAGGAGAAATTAGGAAAAATGACCGATACGATGCAAACGGAGGATGTGGCCGAAAAGTCACAGACTCGTGAGTGGTACGAGAAGCTCACCGAGCAAGTCGCAACGATTGATGAGCAGCTTGATGCTGGCTCAGAAGCTGCGGGGATTCGCAAGCTGACAAATCAGCTGGTGGAAGCGAACAAGGCTGAATGGGGCGCAGTTGTCCCGAGTCTTGCCGAGGAACTCCGCAACATGGAGCCGGCAGAGCGTGCGGGCAATTTCTACGGATTCATCCGTGAAGTGTCCAAGCTCTTCAAGGAGGAAGTCGACAATTGGCTGAAGGCCGAAGTCGAGAACACTCCGAAGTCGGATACGCCGGAAGTTTCGGAAGCTGAGAAGAAGTCACTTTCCGAGGCTCGTACTGCGCTGGTGAAGCAGATCAAGATGATCGTCGAAATGGCGACTCTCTTCAACGAGATTGATCCCGCAAAGCCGTGGGCAATTCCCGCCCGTCGTGGTGCGACTGGAAAGCGTGGCAAGCGTGCGCTTTCTCTCTTCACCTGGCAAGTTGACGGCGTGCAAATGCCGTCCGACGATGACTCCGTGAAGGGTGTCTCCGTCAAGTTGGGCTTCGAGAAGCAGGCCGAATTCACGAAGGCACTCAAGGACGCTGGAATCGAGACCAGCAAGCCGGAGGACGAATTCTCCGTCACAATCAACGGACACACCGTCACCGCTCAGCGTGAGGACGATGAGGACGAAGATACCGAGCCGGATGCAACGCAGCCGAATACGCCCGAGGAAGAAGGAGAAGAGGACGAGTGACCACCTATATCGTCATCGAAGCGAAGCTTGATCCCGCTCAATTAGAGGGAAAGTTCAGCGATAGGAAAGATGAGATTCAAGAATCTCTAGCTGAATCCCTCGAAGATTGGGGCTTTGAGCTTCAAGAGATGAGGGTAGTAGGAGACGGTTCAGAATGATCTTTAGGGGGAGAGTGTGAGTGAGACGACTCTGCTCCCCCTAATCATCTCCAACTAGCTGCCTGGTTAGTAGAGATGACAAGCTAGTAGCATATCTCAGGACAATGCGCCCCGTGGAGTCATGTGCCACATAAGGGGAAAGATGCGGGTTCAAATCCCGCCTAGCTTGCTGGAGAGGGAAACTGTGCGTGTGTCATACCATTGTGGAGTTTCCCTCTCCGACAGTAACCAATGGGAAGGTTCTTTCTTTCTTTCTCCCTTCCCATTGGGACGGTTGAGTGCCCCACCTAGTCTCTCTGGGTGGGGCACTCCCGTATAAAGCCTCCAATTTGCCGAACGGAGTCGCAATTATGGATGATGGAGTCCTACTCTTCAACACAGCCATTATCCTGAGTGTCTTTGCAGATACTCGGGATATCGAACTCACTCAGTGGATGATTACCCCGGTATTCGCCATTGAGATTGAGGTCTTTGAAGATGGCGAGCAGAACTGATGGCACGTCTACGTCTTGTCAAGACCGCTGAAATCGAAATCGACTATCTACGCTGCAAAGCTATGCGGCGGCATGTTCTGGACCCTTGTGCGTCTGGACTTGGGCCGCCCAGCTTTGGCGTAGCCTACGACTTCCGTTGTATGTCCTGCGGGACAATGCGGCGTGACATCTGTAGGTACTCAGACAGTGAGCTATTGGCCCGGTACTATGTGTACCCGGATGATTACAAGAAGCTCAAAGGTGGAGACACTCTCTACTGGCGTGATATGTACTACAAGCGTCTACGGGTATTGAATCCGGAAGCTGTAACAGACACGCCGAAGAAAGTGCATCGGAACAGCAAGCTGGCCTGATGTTTCTCTTTCTCTGGTGGATTTTACACATCCACGCATGGTGGATCGTAGTAGACCTGATCTACTGCTCCATCATCTTCATCTTCCGACTTGGAAGAAAGTCACCACGAACGGTCTACGAGGAATATGCCCCGCCAATCATCTGCCAGCACTGTAATCGGAACGAAGCTTCTATTGGATTCAGAAGCTGCCAGGAATGTCGAGACTATTACACGAGACCTGAGGTTCTACGCAAAGGCTTGTGATCTAGCTCGTCAGTCCAACTACATCACGGCCAAGAAGGTCGGGTGTGTAGCAGCCAAAAATACCAGGCTATTAGCAGGAGCATTCAACACCATACGTAATACCAACTTCAACATACCATTCGGGTTGTCCACTTTCCACGCAGAAATGAACGTGTTGAGAATGCTGGACAAACCTGATAGAGTGACACTGTACATAGCCCGAGTAGGCTCCCAGGGCGAACTGCCTAGTAGACCGTGCAAGCGGTGTATGCTGGAGCTAGAAGCGAAAGGCATCCACGAAATAGTCTACCTTGATCGTTTTGGTAAGGTAGTGAAGGAGAAGATATGAGTGACCGGATCACTTTCTCGCCGGACCAAGAGATGGAAATGCTTGGTTGGCTCGAAGCACTAAGAGACGCAGGACTAACACTAGATGAAATTATCCAGGGGCTTCTTGACGGAACTCTCACCGATCCCGTTGACGTTAGTGAGTCCGAGCAGGATATCGGCGTACCTAGAGTGCCCCAAGAAGTATGACTACATCTATGGGCAAGAGCTAAAGCCGGCGGGTAAATCAGCCAAGAAGTTCGACAAGGGAAACTACTTCCACGAGTTATCCCACGTCTACTACCAGATGATTAAGTCAGGTGTAGAGCCAGGTTCTACCTACGCAGAAGAAGCGATCAAAGCTCGAATCCGTAACGACATTGAGACGACTGGCGATCCGTCGCTAATTTCCGTGTACGGCATCGTCACAACTACGATGCTGCGTTTCATACGGGAACAGTCCAAGAAGGTGGACCACGGTATCCAAGTCATCTCTGTTGAAGCGAAACTCGAATTCCCTACAGAGGACTTCGTGTTGTTTGGGTTTGCCGATTTAATCTATCGTGACCACTCAGGGAACCTGCGTATCCGTGACCACAAGACCGGCGAAAAGGCGTGGGGAAAGCTGGACGCTCAATTCAGCAACCAGCTACTGTACTACGCCTGCATTGTCTGGAAGCTGATGGGTGAAGTACCCATGTCAGAGATTTCTTACACCAACACAAAGGAGTACGCCAAGCCAATCACCTACGATCAAGCCTTCACATTTACCACAGTAAACTACTCGGAGCGGGAACTAGAAATCTACTTCGATGAGATTTGCAGAGTCGTTGTGCATATGCTACAATCTGACCCTGTTCCCTTCTACGGTCAGCACTGTAGGTACTGTGCATTCCAGACACCGTGCTACCTTTCTCGCAAGGGAATAGACGCCTCACCAATCCTGGCGGCGAACTACACCAAACGAGACAGCAGGCATGAGAGCACCTTTACCGAAAGTTACGCCAAGAGTGACAATCCCAATTGACTACTTCATTGTCAAGTTCAAGGATGGGAGCCTAAAAACAGTCAATGTGGATGACGGTGACGGTTACTACCGTGAGGAAGAACTAGTCGGAGAGGCGAAATCCCTCACAACATACCAATGCTTCATTGCAACGAAAGAAAAGCCACGTGGAAATAAAACGATTTCAGACGGTAACACAACGAACCCCGTGGGTTAAAGCACTCATATACGGACAAGCAGGGGCTGGTAAAACCCGATTCTGTGCCGATTCGCCTAAGCCGTTTTGGTTCGACTTTGAGTCGTCCACTGAGACGCTGCGATACTGGCCGGAGTACAAGGAGACCAGGGTTAAGACCCCGAAAGATATCTCCGAGCTAATCACGGACATTGCTCTGGCGGTCAATGACCCGGAGATTGACACCATCATCATCGACTCGATGACAACAGCGCACGACTACTTCATGAGAAGGGAAGCCGAGAAACGTGCAGCCAAGCGAGACGAGTTCACATTCAGTGAAGCCGATTACAAGTACGCTACGCAGGTCTTTACAAAGCTGTTTGGTCTGCTGCAAGACGCCCCGATCAACGTGGTACTTATTGGACATGAAAGAATTGCTTTCGATCCTGACACCGGAAACGTTACAGGAATTTATCCAGATATCACGCCCCGACTTCAACAAGCTGTTACAAGACTTGTTAACGTCGTCGGATATATGTCGGCAACGAACAATGAGCTGAAAGGAACAACAAGCCGAAAACTATACCTCAACCGAACCAACACAATCGAGGCGAAGAACCGCCTCAACATCCAAGACATATTCATACCGAATCCAACATGGAAGGAAATTTTCGGTGCCTGATTTCAAGATCAACTTCGGAAACGCCAAGCAACTAACGCCATTTGAGTTGCCGCCCGAGGGACAATACACCCTCGTGATTGCGGACTACAAGTGCAAGGAAGCAAAGAACCCGGAATCCCGTGCAAAGGGATTCAACATCGCTATCGTTTTCAACGTGGCCGATGACGACTATCCGGGCGCAAAGCTCTGGCACAACTTGTGGGTTGCTTACGAGAACCCCTGGGCTGCCAAGTATTTCTTCGACGCACTTACGGGCAAAGACCTGGAAGATGACAACCTCGATGTGACAGATGCTGACTCATTCATCGGACAGGCAGTTGGTGCGGCTCTGATCCATGAGTCGTACGAGTACAACGGAGAGACGAGGAAGAAGCTGGTGGTTGCTACGCCAGATTCGTTCTACAACGTTCCGTTCTGATTGACAGTAGCCCCCGGTCGAAAGGCCGGGGGCTACTTGTCTCTGGAGACATATGAACACGCTCAGTTTCTATTTAGACACTCTATACGATGGTCTAAGTGGCTTTGTGTATTCGCCTGTCAAAACGGCAACGAGCTTTGAGCAACATTGGTTTGACTATCCGAGAGAGAAGCAAGCTCTTATCGACCACATCTCCAATGGCGGAGGCGACGTATACATATCGCCTGCCGTCTATTCGGAGAAGCGTGCAGTCAAAGAGTCGATTAAGACGCTACAGTGTGTATGGGTAGAGTTCGACGGGGTTGAGCAGATTGATTTCCAATCTGTGTCAGAACCTACCATGATAGTCCAAACCAGCTTTGCTTCGCACGTTCACTGTTACTGGCGAATCGACAGGGACACTCATCACGTCGTAGAGAAGATCAACAGGGAGCTTACCTATTACCTACACGCTGATAGTTCAGGCTGGGACGCAACGCAATTGTTACGTCCTCCAGAGACCATTAACCACAAGCATAACTTGCCGGTTGTTCTATCAAGTCACACCCTTTCCGCCTATACGGTTGGAGCCTTTGATTTCCTCCCCACAATATCAGCTCCTGCCGCTTCTACCGTCTTGGTGGATGAGCTAATACCTACAGCGCAGGTCTTGGCTAACAACACACTGCCGCTCAAAGTTATGCGGATGGTTAAGAAGGAAGAGCCAGTCGAACCCTACAGGTCCTCGTTTCTCATGAGGTTAGCCCATGAACTAGCGGAAGAGGATTTGACGCATGTAGAGATAGTCTCGCTTCTATACGAAGCAGACGGCCGCATCAAGAAGTACGACGGTAGAAACGATCAACTGGTCAGGCTGTCACAGATAGCAGATCACGCTATGCTTAAGCACATAGCGGAGGATACTGTCATCATCTACACGCCAGAGCAGATTCTCAAATACGTCGAGCAATTGCAGTGGATACTGCCTCAGTGGCTCCACGCTACTGGTCAGTTGGTAATTAGCTCGGCCCCAGGTGTAGGTAAGACTCAGTGGTGTATGCAGCTAGCATATAGCTTAGCAACTGGCCGCTCGTTCCTAGGGATGGCTAATAGCTCGAAGTACAAGGTCTTGGTTCTAAGCTTGGAAATGGACAAGCAGTCGCTGAAATACATCTTCGAGCATCAGCAGAACTCATGGGAGGAAACACCGCTCTTTGATATCGTGGATGAAACACAGAGCCTGTCTAAGTACGAGGACTTGATCGAGGAACGAGAGACGAACGTTCTGATCGTAGACTCACTGACAGAGCTACTCGATGACGAAGAGGAAACTAGCCCAGGGAAAGAGGCTAGGCGGATTATGAAGTGGTGCAGGAAAATCCGCCGTCGTTATGGACTGGCTGTCATCCTGATCCACCACAACAGGAAAGCAACAGAAGGAAACAAGAAGCCTAAAGGACTGGCCGACTTGGCTGGTTCCTTCCAGTTCGCTAAGGACACAGATACCGTTCTGCAACTCTGGGAAGATTACAAGGGGATTGAACTCTCCGGAGTCAAAGTTCGCTTCGGTCACAAAGACGCATTCATGCTGGCTCGCAGCGGCGACCTATGGTTCACAAGGAAAGAAAGTGCTAGTAACCCATCAAGACCAGCTCCAGCAAATCAGGAACGAGATCAAGGGAAGCAACAGAGTAGCGATCGACACGGAGACCAACTTCACCGAGATATACGAGGAACGATATCTTTTAGGCGTAGCCCTAAAGACGGACCACAATAGTTGGTACATACCTGTCAATCATCGCCCTTATCTGGGTAAACAGCCCGACAACTTCATCGTGCCGCCCGACTTGTTCGATGATTACAACGGCCCCCTTATCGCTCACAACATGAAGTTCGACTACTCTGTTCTTAAGCAACACGGTATCAGCCTTCCTGTAGGTAACCTCTGGTGTACCATGATGCTGTCCGTCTACATCGACGAGAACAAGACTACTAGCCATGACTTAGACGGGGTTCTGGAACGGTTTTTGGGCGCACGAAAGAAAGTAGTTGAAGCAGCCGCTTTGAAGAAGTTTGGCTGGGTAACAGCGCCAACCAACTACATGGCACAGTACGCAGAGCAAGACTGTATGCGTCTCCCAGAGTTGTATGATGTTCTACTTGACAAGAGCCAACTACAACACATACAACTCTGGGAACAGTTCGATCGGCCGTTTATGCTACTTTTGGCCGAAATTGAAATGAACGGCATCTTGATCGACCGTGAACTCTGCGCTCAATTACAGGCGCAGTGTCAGGTACGACTTCGAGAGATTCGTGACGCTCTGGGGTTTGATCCAGCCAAACCATCGCAATTGCATCCCAAACTCTTTTCCGACCCGCCGTTGGGTTTAGGTTTGCGTGCATCTTCGTTTACTCCAACTGGTAAGCCTCAAGTATCTCTTGAATGGCTCCAGGGCATAGGTCACCCGACGACTGCCCTTGTGTATGAGTATAGGAAGATCAGCAAGCAGTTGTCAAGCTATTTCTCCGCCTACCTTGACCTCACTACCAGGGAGAACCCTCGCCTCCACCCAAACTTCAAGCAGCATGGCACCGAAACAGGGCGCCTCTCATGCGAGAACCCCAACCTTCAGCAGATACCCCGTGAGGAGTACAAGGATGCTAGTGTCAAGAGGCTCTTTCTACCTGAACCTGGAAAGGAACTTTGGGAGATTGACTATCGGACCATTGAGTATAGACTACAAGCGGTTTATGCACAGTCCGAGCAACTACTCACCTTGTTTGAAAACGAGGGAGACTTCCATCAGCTTGTGGCAGACGACGTTAGCACTAAGGCTGGAATCCCAATTACCAGACAAAGAGCAAAGACTATCAACTACCTCATGTCTTTTGGAGGTGGACCAAGAGTCCTACAGGCCCAACTTGGAACATCCTTCAGTGTAGCGAAAGAGATACACGAAGCATATAAGGCCGCTTATCCTGAAATCTTCGAGAAGGCGTGGGAGGCACAACAAGTTGCAGAAGCTGATATGTCCATTGATATGTGGAGCGGCCGCACTAGGCATTTCGTATACCCTGGGGAGGCACATAAAGCATTCAACGCAGTTATCCAGGGAGGAAGCTTCGAGATTGTCAAGCGGAGTATGCTACTTCTCCACGCCGCTGGATTTTCAATCTCGAATCAGGTACATGACTCCGTATGGCTTAATGTAGACAATGAGAAGGAGGTCACAGAAGCACAAGACATCATGGAGAACTGGACTCACGAGACATTTGGACTCACCTTTAGAAC